GCAGTTAAAGCTTCTGAAAGCTATGTTGACTCTTTGAAGAAAGAAAATGGTCAACTTGGCTTAAACGCCATTGATCAGAAGTTATATGAAGCTAGCATTGCGGCTTCTAAAGCTCCTACTGCTGCACTTAGAACAGAGATTTTAGCAACCGCTAATGCTTGGGCTGTTCATGCTAGAGAAGTAGAGCGTAACGAAGCTTATCAAAAGTCTTGGCAACAGGCTTTTGATAAGGCTGTGCAGACTAATGAGCGGCAAATGAAAGCCGCCAAAGATTATTCTGATCAATTGGTTTTTGAAACTTCTTTACAGACTATGAATGCTCAAGAGCGTTCAATTGCTACGGCAAAACGTGATTTGGAAACTAAGGGAATAATTGAAGGTACTCTAGCTTATTCTATGTATGGCAAGAGTATTGAAGCTGCTGTTTCTGCTAAGGGTGCTTTGGCTCTAGGCGCTGAAAATGCTAAAGAACTAGCTACCCACATGAGCGCGGTAAATGATAACACTAAGGCGGCGGCTGCTGCTTTTGGTGATTTGTTCGGTACGGCTGGTAGTGGTTTTGCTCAGTTGCTTACTACTGTCACTGATTACGCTGAGCAATCTGCACAAGCTGAAAGCCGTTTGGCTGATGTTCGGGCGCGTAATGGCGAAGGCTCTGTTGAATTGCTTAGGGCTGAAGCTGAAGAACGTGAAGCAGCTAGCAGGCGAGAACTTGACACCTACGGTAGTGTTATCGGTGGTGTTAAGAATATGTTTAATCAGAAGTCCAAAGCTTATAAGGTAATGGAAGCTGTAGAAAAGGCTTATGCTGCTGTTAGATTGGCTCTGGCTATTAAGGAAATTTTGTTTGAAGGGTTGCTTACTACTACTAAGGTAGCGGGTGCTGGAACGCGCATGGCGACCGATGCCGCCGAGACGGCAAGCAGCGTCACGCACAGCGGTATCAGGGCGGCGGCTGATGGTGTGGCCGCGTTCGCCAAGACCCTCGCCAGCCTGCCCTTCCCGCTCAATCTGGTGGCCGGTGCAGCCGTCCTAGCCGCCCTCGCAAGCGTCGGTGTAGCCATCGCGGGCGGTGGTGGCGGTGGAGGCAGTAAGGCCAGTAAATCGGCTGAGAAGGAAGAAGTTAAGCCTACTGATTACGCTAGCCAAGGAAGCCAATATAGCGTGCTAGAACCTACTAAGGGTTATAGCAACTCGTCTTCTAATTCTTCTAATGCCACATTTAGTAACGATAACTCTAGTTCTAGAGCTAACGCTAATGCAAGCGTGCAAATCACTTATCATATCGACGCTAAGGGTTCTGATGATCCTGACGCGGTAGTTGAGCGCGTACAAAACGTTATGGACAACTACCAGAATGACACTATCAACAAAGCTCGCGAAGCTGTACGCAATGACCAAATGAACGCGGCTAATCGCCAACAAATCGGTGGTGCTAGGTAATGGCTATTATTCCGCTTCCTTCTAGGTTCGGCTTTTCTTCTATTCCTAACTTTACGCTTAGTAGAGCTAGTAACGAAGTGCGGTCTAAATACACCGCTGTAAGACAAATTCTAGTTTACCCTTATGCCATTTGGCAGCTTGACGGGGATATTATTGAGCTTGACGGCAAAGACGCTGCTAACATGCGTTCCTTTCTTATTCAGCTTGAAGGCAAGCAGAATAAGTTTCGTCTGCCTGTACCCGGTTACTTTAGACCTTCAACCGGATATCAAGGCAACGCAACAATGCTTAATCTTGCGTCGCCTAGAGACTCTAGTTTCATTATGACGGGTTTAACGCCAAATGCTCCTATCCTTGGCAATGGTGACTATCTTAGCGTAAACGATGAACTTAAAATGTCTACAAGTGACATAGCTGCTGACAATAATGGCCGTTGCTTGGTTAGTTTTAAGCCAGCGCTTCGCAAGTCGGTTGCTCCCGGTGTCACAGTAGTATTGCAAAATCCTACTGTACTTATGAACTCGCGAGACGATGACGTTGCTAGTTGGAGCTTGAAGCCACCGTTTAGGCAAACTAGCAAGTTTAGAGCTATTGAGGCAATCGAACTATGACTAGACCGCTACACCCTTATACGCAAGCAGCGGTTGAAAAGTCAGTTATTCCGCTGGCTGTAATCTTGCGTCTAGACATTCAAGGCGATCCGCTCTTTGCTTGGTCTGGCTTAGGCGATCTAACCTTTGCACCCGGTCAAACTGGCGACCCGGCTTTAGATGGCTACACCTTTACCGGCACTGGAACCATTATTGAAGTCGGCACTGTTTCTGATAGTGTTGGCGGCTCAGATGCTCTTGAGATTGGTCTACCGGGTGTAAACATTCAAGACCCTATCTTACGCCAAGTTATCTATAACCGTAACCGTTGGCAATTTCGCCGCGCTTGGGTTTGGATGATGCTGCTTGAAGAAGAAACTGGCGCTATTGCCGGTCTACCTTTCAGAATTAAAACCGGGCGAATGGACTCTATGCCCTACACTGAAAATGACGGTGAAGGCACAGTTAAATGTAAGATTGAAGGCCAGCAAGCTTACGGTGATCAGCCATTAGATACTCGCTACAGCGAACAACCTTTGTTCAACAGTAATGATAATAGCCAAAATTGGGTTTTGTCACTAGCTAACATGACTCCCGCTCTTGGCACGCCATCTAGCAAATCTAGTAACGGTTCTCAAACTTCAGGCTCTACAGGTCTTGTAGCCGCTGGCATTAAAGCCATAACCAAAATGTAAGGTTTCAAGATGACCCGTTTAGATAACTGGCAAACTAACCTTAGCGATCTAATCAGAAAGCGCGAAACAGAGCCTTTTGATATAGTCAAGTTCAACTGCTTAATGTGGGCACTTGAAGCTGTTGAAGCTATTACCGGCGAAGACCATTATTTGCCATTTCGTAACAAGTTTAAGACAACTAAAGGTGCCGCCAAAATACTTAGAACAGTTGGTAAAGTAGAAAGCTCCGCTGACTATCTTGAAACTTTACTTGGCGAGCGAAAGCATATAGCCTTTGTGCGTAAAGGCGATATTATAGTTACTGATTACCAAGACCCGCTGCTAACCTTGCCGAATGATCTAGAGTTGTTTGGTTCTCCGGTTGGTGTTTGCTATGGCGAACTTTCTTACTTTGTTGGTGATGTTGGCTTAGTCTCAGTCAATACACTACAGCTAGGGCCAAATACTTATGGGCTTCATTGTTAAAGGCGTCAAAAAGGTTGTTAAAGCCGTTGTTGGCGTTGCCTCTAAAGTAGTTGGCAAAATTCTTGGTCCGGTAGTTGGACTATTTAAAAAGAAAAGCGCTAAGACTTCTTCTAATCTTAGACTGACAAAAGACCTAACGCCAGAGGCTTATCGTAAGATAGTCTTTGGCGAAACCGCGTCTGGCTTAGATCAAAGATTTTGGGAAGTATGGGGTAGCAAAGGCACTAACTTTGATGAAATTATTGCTTGTGCCTCTCATCGTATTGACTCTTTTGGCGCTCTTTATTTTGAAGACGAACTAGCTATTAATGCGGCTGGTGTTGTCCAGCCTAAGTATGTTGGCGTAGTCACTAGAGAAACTAGAGTTGGCGCGTACAACCAAACAGCTATACCTACCGGCAGCGGCACGCAATGGAATGAAAACAGCACCTTTGATGGTGTTGCCCACATGAAACTTGCTTGGACACCTACTGAGAAGAACTTGCCTAATGGCGTGCCTAGTCGCTACACTCAGGTTGTTAAAGGCGCTGTTGTTTACGATCCTAGGCGGGATAGCACGGCTGGTGGCTTTGGTTCTCATCGGATCAATGACCGGACAACTTGGGAATATGCTACTCTAGATAGCAACGGTGTTCCGATTGGTCGCAACAATGCTTTGCAAGTGCTTTGGTATCTGCTTGGCTGGTATGTAGCTAACAAGCAGACAGGCGAGCTAATCCTTGTCGCTGGTCGCGGCATTGAACCTAGCGATATTAACATAGCAACCTTTATTACGGCTGCTAACAATTGCGAGGCGGCTGGCTACTATACAGATATGATTTTGTCTACTGAAGACGCTCATACGTCTAATGAAGACAAGATGACTGCTGAAGGTTTGATTGGCCAGCTAATCGACACTGGCGGTCTTTGGGCATATTACGCTAACGTTGATGATACCGCTAATGTCGCAATTGAACTAACTGACGCTGATGTTATTCAAGGTGGCTCTGTTACTTGGAATGAGTATCAGGGTATATCAGAGCAATATCAGCAAGTCTCAGGCAAGTTTATTGACCCTCATGTTAACGCGCTATTTCAGCTTAACGGCTATCCTATGGTGCGTGATGTTAACTATGAGAACTTGACCGGTTTAAAGCGCCGCAAGACGCAAGATTTTGAAGTTGTGCAGGACGTTGGCTTAGCTCAGAAGCTTGCACGTCTATTATTGAATATGGGTCAATACCAAGCTGAGTTTGCCGGACCATTTATGTACCGAGCGCTTAAAGCTCAAGCTTGGTCTATTGTGCGCTACACTTCTGATAGGTTTGGCTGGCAAAAGCTTTTCCGCGTTTATCGCTATGACATTACTGGCGATGAAGGCGGCATACAAATGCTGCTTAGGGAAATTCACCCGTCGATTTGGACGGCTGGTAGCGTTGTGCAGCCGGTAGCACCTTCAGCCGGTGTAAAATATGATCCTCGCCAAGAGATTATTGCTACAGGTATTGGCTGGCAAGCTAGCACAGTTACTAACGGTAATGGCGTGGTGCAAGATGCTGTTATTTTCTATTGTTCCTCACCGCCACCAAATGCTAAATATACTGAAGTTCGTTATCGCGAAGCTGGCAACCCTTATTGGCAGAGTGCTAGATTTGCCAAAGGCGATAGTTTTATAAACATTGCTCCTATCAACTCTGGCACTAACTACGAATTTCAGATTAGGCACGTCTCTATACATGAAGTTGAGGGACCGTGGATGCCTGAACCGGCTCAACAATTTGTTGCCGGTACTAGCTCACGTATGCCTTGGTCCTATGTGAGTGACCCTGATGCTACGCGCCCTGATGACAATGCAGACGTTACCGCCGATGCTCTAGAAGAAGCAATGCGCGATGTTGTGGGTAAATCTGCAACTGAAATTTACGATATTATAAATGCTGATATTGGTAATCTAGCAACCTTTCTTGCTGAAAATGAAACTTATCGTGGCGAAATAGATACGTTAACTCATGCGCCAGACGGTACGCCTATACGTACTGTTGTAGAAGTTCTTGGTGTTACGGTTGAAGGTAACACAACTTATATATCTGTCTTACAGCAAGTTGATGGTTTTGGTAATGCTAAGGCAGTTAACACAATCAACGCTCAAGGTGTTATTACAGGTACAGCCAACTTAGTAAATGATGGTAGAAGTTCTTACTACATCATGGCTAATGAGTTTGGCTTTGTTGATCCCGGTTCAGGTCCAAGCCCTGTAGCTACTAAGCCATTCTACTATTTTGATGGCAAGCTATACGCGGATAATATGTATATCCGAAAGCTTGATGTTGATATTATTACAACTGATAACGTACAGCTAAATCAGATTACCAAATCAATTCGCTATGCTGACTCTTGGGCTGGAGGCGTTGCAACTAGTTATCTTGGTATAGATAGTTCTGCTTGGAGTACCTTTGGTGCTTCAGGTAATCCTGCTCAAGTAGGTATAAATGTACAAGTTGACGGTGCTGAAGTAACTGTTAATTGGTATGTAAATGCTGAGCGAACCGGTAGCAGCGATGACCGCGTATCTTACCGTTTGCGTAGAACAGATGCTAACGGTAATATTACTTATGTTGGTGATACTTTGCCTGCTGGTATGGGTGACTCCCCTACAACAATTAATTGGAGTTGGGACGATACCGGTTTAGCTGCTGGCTATTATACTTACGCAATTGAAGGCAGGCGATTGGCTGGCGGTGGCACGTTTTATAATGCCAAGTTAATTGCCGAAATTGGCTATCGCTGATCAGGATCGGGGCCGGGAGAGGGCCTTAAAGCGCTCCCGGTGCCAGTGACCTACCGGGCTTCCTCGCCTTCGCGTTCCTGGCCCGGTTTCCGCCAAGAAAAAGGGCCGGTTGTGAGCCGGCCCTTGCGAGGTTGGGAGAGGATGCCTTGCGGCGCGATCGGTCTAGGCTCTAGAGCCCTAGTTTACAGCCAAAATGCCGTTAATGCCATTCTGTTTTAGAGTCTCGTTAAAGTGACCTTGACCGGCATACTTACTACATTCCATTACGCCAAAAGTTGCTTTCTCAAGCATAGGGTCAAACGCAATAGCGAGTGGCCCACATAGGTCTATGCAATGTTCTGCCTCAGGTGAGGTTAGGAATGGACCGGCTAGTAAAGCAGTCTTGCCACCAAGCCTAGCGTTTGTGTAATACAGCTTAGGTGTTTTAGACATAATCAATCCTTAAAACAGAGTTGGTTGCTGTAGACGCTTGTAATAGCCAATGTCAAACAAAATCTCATTTGCCATGTTGCTATACTTATCAAAGTCAATATCGTTGGGAAAGTCGCGAGGCATGATCATGCAAGGTTTAGCGCCTTCGCTCTTAGGCACCTTATTGCCTGAGACAACGTAATTGATGGTGCCAGTTTCCTCAACAGCGTAATACCATCTAACAGCCTTACCTAGATAAGTACCGTCTTTCTCGCCGCCACCTCTAACGTTGCGTACAGAGACAAACTTAGTTAGGTCTTTGCAGTTATAAATTGTGTCATTAATCGGAACACCTTTAGCAAGAAACTCTTGCACAGCTTGCGAGCAAATCAAAGCTTCAGGGTTCTTAGACAAGATGCTATTTTGAGCGGAACCGCGTTCGCAGTAAACACCCTTAGTCTTAATCTCAACTGGCTTGTCACCTTCAGCGATCTTAATAGCAAAATAGTTATTAACATCGCGAGAAAAAACACCGCTGTAGCGAGTTTCTTCAGTGTCAAAGCCTGTAAGATTTTCCCAAATCATAATAATAGTATCAAGGTCTTTGTAGCGATTTGCAGGACACTTGATAATAATACCATCGGTATTGCCTGAAACAACCGGAATACCGGCAAGCTCAATAGCTTCAATAAGCATCATAAGAGAAAGCTGGCCAGTCATGCAGACTTGCAGCAAAAGATTAGGCGCGTACACAATGCTGTAAAGATTGCCAAGCTTTCCAAAGATACCGTTAATTGCGATCTTAAGACCGGCTTCTAGCGGGTCTTTTTGCTTCTTAAGCAGCAACCTCCTAACAACAATACCGTTGTAAGCTTCTAGGAAAGCTTCACCAAGATGAGGCGGGAAGTAGCGATTATTTAGAATAATGCGAGGATAAAAGCTAGCAACGTCGCGGTCTATTAAATAGACTTCATCGTTAGCTATATGGCAAATGTTTTCTTCAGAGCTATGCAAACCGCCAACGCCAAGCCTATAGGTGCTGCTACCTAAGCGCGGTCTTAAAGCCGCAATCTCTTTAGGACATTCAGCCGAACCGCCAGCGCCGACAACAAAAGGCGTGCTGCAAACAGTTTTAAAGGTTTCCTGAAACTGAGTTGTCTTAAAGCTAATGTACTCTGGCGGCTGATAGTAGAAAGAATGTCCCGGCTCTATTGTGGGTTTTTTGTCAGACTCGCCAATTTTAGCTAATTCAACTCTAATGATCGCTTCAGCAACTTGCGCGTCTGACTTAGAACGCATGTCAATATTGTATTCAGCACCTAGAATTTCTCGCAATTCAATATGCGGCTTTAAGTGATCAAATAACAAATGAGTGTTGTCTAAGTCATTAATACAATAGTCGCGAACATTAATTGCCTGATGTTCTTCAAGTTCCGCGTCTTCAGGATAAGGCAAGTCTTGCATTCGCTCGCAATGTAAGCGTCCAGCATATACCTTAAGGCTAGCA